ACGCAACTGATGCGGCAAGTGATTACACTGAAAATCAGGCACAAGCGACTAAGACTTATACACAAGACGAAGTAGATGGAATGATGGCCCGTATGAAGGGTTCATTACAAAAGAAACTTCTCAAACCCTATGAAGACTTGGGTGATCCAGAAGAACTTCGCTCTATTAAAACAGAGTATGAAAAGCGTCAACAGGAACAACAGGTCAAGAAAGGTGAGTTTGAAAGTGTAATAAAAGATTTAGCCGCCAAAAAGGATGCTGAAATCCAAAAGAGAGATAGTATTATTAAAGAATACAAAGTGAATGTGCCTATTCTTTCAGCCGCTGCCAAATACAATGCAGTCAATGCTGACCAGGTTAAGGCTCTACTTGCAACTAATGTAAGACTTAATGACAATGGTGATGTAGAAGTAGTAGACAGTAAGGGAACAGTCCGTTACAATGACAAAGGTGAAGGCCTTGGCGTTGAGGACCTAGTGCGAGAATTCTTAGATTCCAATCCGCATTTCAAACTTGCAAATCCTACAACTACAAATTCCAAAAGCAATATAGTAAACAAGGGCAATGCTCCGTTAGATGTATCTAAATTAGATATGAACAACCCAGAACATCGTGCCTTGTACAGAGAACATAGAAAGACATTGGGTCTTTCCTAACTTAACTAAAGGAGTCTTTAATGACTATTACTAACACAACAACTCTTAACGATCTATTGCCAAGTATCGTTGCAGAGGCATTATTCGTGGCAAGCGAGCGTTCTATCATGCGTCCATTGGTTCGCACCTATAACATCGCACCTGGACAAGGTAAGACTGTAACAGTTCCTATCTATCCTAAGCAGACAGCGGCAGCATTGACTGAAGCAACTGCTCCAACATTCACAGCTATCTCTACAGATGGTGCTACACTAACTGTATCAGAAGTTGGTCTAACTGCACAAATCAGTGACTTAGCTATCATGGCTTCTAGCTCTAATGTTGTTAGCGACATTGGTCGTTTGTTTGGCGAAGCAATTGCTCGCAAAATGGACAGCGATCTATTAGCATTGGCTAACGGTCTATCCGTATCAGTTGGTGGCGTTTCTACTGCCGCTACTCCAGCATTGATTTTCCAAGCTATCGCTAAGTTGCGTAGCCAAGGTTACGATACTGCAAATGATTGCGCTATCGTTCTACACCCTAATGTAGCATATGATGTTGCCAGCGTTTTAACCAGCACTTTCGCTGCTCCAGCCTCTATGGTTGGTAATGATGCATTGCGTAACGGCTTTATGGGTATGCTAGGTGGCGTTCCTGTTTATCAGTCTAGCTTGGTTCCTCAGAGTACTGCTTCTAGCAATGCCTCTGGTGACTATGCTAACTTGATTTTCCACCGTGACGCATTTGGTCTAGCAATGATGCAAGACATCCGTATTGAAAGTCAGCGTGAAGCTACCAAGCGTGGCTTTGACATCGTTGGTTCTGCAATCTATGGTGTTGGTGAATTGTATGACACAGCTGGCGTTGTTGGTATATTTGACTCTAGCATTGAGTAATTAGGAGAATAGAATGGCTTTCGTAACTGAAAATAGCACGGTAATCAGCTTTGCTGAATTCCAAGATGTGGTTGATAAAGACTCACGGTTGTTTGAAGCCAACGAAGGCCTTTCTGATGACGCAGTTGAAACACAATTAGTAAGAGCAACAGAACGCATTTTATCCAAATTGCGTGCCAGTGCTTGGTGGAGAGATTACTACATCAAGCGTGATATCAGCACAGTATATAATACTGCCGCTGATATCCCTGCTGTGAATCCTAATAGGATCAAAGGTCGTTTAAATGACTTTACTGATCTATGTGTTTACACTGCACTTTCAGAATACATTCTACCTTCAATTGCTGACTTTGGCAACGAAGACAGTGCAGAACGCCAGAAGATGGCCTACTACATTCAACGAGCAGAAGGTTTATTTGGTGAACTTATTACTGCTGGTGACTGGTATGATTTTGACAATAGCGGCACAATCGCTAGCGGAGAGAAAAGCCCAGGCCAGTATAACATTAAGAGAGTAAGATGAGAACAGATGTCATTGATTATCTACAGACACAAAACTTTGGTACATTCATTGTTAGCAGTGAATTGCCATTTAGTGAAAGTGGAACACCTCTCTACATTAAGAACTTGAAAAAGATCTATGTAGATGTTGATCAATATGTTGTTGACCCCATCATTAACACTCTAAATGGAGTGAATATCACTAGAGACACCGTTGCAGTTACAGTCTACTTTGCCAATGATGCCAAGAGCATACCACCAAACTATGATGAGGTTGTTAGCCTAGTCAGAGCGGCTAAGAACATTTTAATAACTGCTGGATATTCCAGTAGAGAAGTAGATGTTCAAACTAGCTTTGAAGCTGACAAACTTGTCACACAGATAGATTTACGATTCATTAAACTAACATAAGGAGCCAATTATGGCATATATCAGTCCAGGACCAGGCAGTGCTAATGCAATTTTATTGACATTAGATGTTGCCTCATCAGAAACAGATATCACACAAACCTCAGCACTCACAATCTCAGGCTTGCAAGATATCACAATTAACGCCGCTAACGACATCTTTACTTGGAGTCAATTAGATTCCACAGCCAAGAAACAGGTAGCAACAACTTCTACAAACTCAATCTCTATGAACTTGGTAGTTGACGATGCAATTTTCTTTGGAACTAACATCGCAGCGGCTGCAACAGGTACTATTGTTGAACAAGGAGTACTAGGCTGCAGCCGCAACAAGACTTTGATCAACTTCATCTTGAAGTTTGTTGAAAGCACAAGTGGCCAAGCAACTGCTGACCGCTTTATCAAGGGTGTAGGTTACATCACTGGTATTGCACCAACAGTATCAGCTGATAGCCCTGTGTGGGTAACACCAATTACTATTACAGTATCTGGTGAGTACACAGTAGCAGCGACTTAATCCCAACCTGGGAGCGAACGGAAATAGGGGCTTTATTGCCCCTATTTTTGTATTGCAGTTAAATACAAAAGGTAGACATATGGATGTATTAGATAAAAAGACAGACAAGCAATTGCTTGAAAGTCTTGTAGCAGAAATTGCCAAAGCCACTAATGAAATCAAGTGTGCTCGTGGCGATATAGAAAAAGCACAGAGTCGTATCAAGTTCATGCTTGTACTTGCTCATACATTGATTGAAAGACAAGGAGATTAAAAGATGAAATTATCACAACTGGCAGCAAAACCAAAACTCGTTCCATTTATTCTTGACGATGAAGACACCGTCAAAGAGTTTGGAGAACCTGTTGAATTCTATTCTTGGGATAGACAACCATTGGAAATGTTTATGAAACTGGCCAATGCAGACCAACAGGACATGGGCTCAATGATTGGTCTAGTTAAAACATTAATCTTAGACGAAGAAGGCAAAGAAATCATCAAAGGTGAGAATATGTTGCCCAGTACTCTATTGATCAAAGTGATTGGTAAAGTTGTAGAAACCTTGGGAAAGTAGTAGGGCAAGAAGTTGAGTGGGATAGCACTGAAACTAGTTTGATTATCACACTCAACAACCTCGCCAAAGAATATGGGTTGTTGCCCAGCGAGGCCCTAAGCAGAGCAACAACATTTGATTTATATGTGTTGGATGTCAGCACAAGATGGTTATCACACAGACAAGATGTTGCAGAAGGTAAAGTAAAACCAAAAGAACCAAAGAAGCAGGATCTACAGTGGTATATGGATTTAGCCAAGAACGAAGACAATGAGCGGAAACGCAAAATTGCTGAACAGCAAGAGAATAGGAGCGGACTATGATTGGAGTTGACATTACTATAGATGACGGTGTGACACCTGTTCTTAAAGGACAGAAAAAGAATTTATTAAATTATCCCAAAGATGCTGAGAAACAATTTATTTCTCTAACCCCTATTGCTTCTGGCAATGCTCGTAGAAATACCAATCTCAATGGTCAAACTATTGTTGCAAGTTATCCTTATGCTCAAAGACTTGATGAAGGATGGAGTAAACAAGCCCGCAATGGTATGACTAAACCATTTGAAGTGTGGGTTAAAAATCGTTGCAAACAGATATTTGGGAAATAAAATATGTCAACAGTAAATTACAATGTAAATGTCAACACCGCTCAAGGTGTCCAGGCTCTAAACAATTTACAATCAAAACTAGGCGGAGTTAATTCAGCATTCAGTGTATTAAAGAATGCCATAGGCGGACTTGCCATAGGTGCCGCAATTAAAAGTGTTGTTGCATTTGCTGATCAAATCAAAGATCTTAGTGAAGCCACAGGCATTGCAGTTGAAAACATTGTGGGCTTTGGCAAGGCTCTAGAACAGTTTGGTGGCAGCACTGAAATTGCCAATAAAGCCATTCTTAGATTGACTACAAACATTGGCGAAGCTGCCAGTGGTTCAGCAGGATTACAAGATGCTTTTGGAAGAGTAGGAGTTAATCTAGAAGACCTTAGAACTTTAAGTGAACAAGATATACTGGCCAAAACTATTCAAGGTCTTGAAGGTATCAGAGACAAGAGTGAACAGGCATTACTAAAACAACAACTTCTAGGTAAAGAATTCCGCGGTGTTAGCACATCAGGTCTAAGTGAAGCCTATGCCGCTGCCACAGAAAAATCAGCCAAGTATGCTGAAAGTATTGAAAAGGCAGCCGTACTGCAAGATAAGTTTGCCGCCGCACTTGGAGTTGCCAAGTTGGCATTGTTGAGTGCAATAGAACCATTAATAGACTTTATTAACAATCTAAGCGAAGAAAAAATTGCAGGCTTTATTGAAGCGGTGGCTAGACTAGGACAAGTGGTTGGAGCTCTTTATGTCCTAGGTAAGATTAATGCCTTGTTGATTGGACTTCAAGCCGCATCAACAGGAGCTGCCGCAGCCATTGCAGGTATTGCTATTCAAATTATCAAATTGATTGCTTGGCCTTTGAGATTAATTGCTGTATTAGGCTTGATAAATGAAGCTGTTAAGATAGCCTTTGACTTTGACCCAGTTGAAAAATTTATTGGCTATGTCAAAGATGCCTACAATGTTGTTAAGGGTTTGTTACCTGAGTTTTTGAAATTTAATTCAACGGCAGGAGCAGGCCGTGGCGGCAACCCAGAGTTAACTAAACAACTTCAAGAGCAAGGCGAAGCTCTACGCAAACAAAGTGAAGCACTAAAAGAACAACCAACTGCTATTAGAGAA